CACGAGGCAGGCGAAAACAGTATGCTGATTAGCATTACTGATCCTGCCAGCTGGCGCCCTACTCCTGCACACAAGTTCAAAGAAATTCATAACTTTGAATTTTTGGATGTAGAAGAAAAGGACGAAGTATTAGACGAAGCTATGAAGTGCAGTCACGAAGATGCCGCAAGGCTTGTGGCTCTTTTACAACACGCACTAGACAACCGTATGAATGTGGTTGTTCATTGCTTTGCGGGTATTTGCCGTTCAGGTGCAGTATGCGAAGTTGGTGTTATGATGGGTTTCCAAGATACCGGACGCTTTCGTAGCCCTAATTTGCTGGTCAAGCATCGCATGATGAAAGCCCTAGGGTGGACATACGATGCCGACGAAAAGCCTAACATTGATGATTGGCGTTCGTTTAAAAATGATTTTTAAGGAAGTCAAAATTGAACGTCGATTGGCAAATTTTGATAGTGACAGTAATAGTAATAGGTGCTATAATACATACTGTTAGATCGTTATGCCTAGGTGATAAAAAATCAAAGTGTCACGATTGCGCTAATAAATGTAGCGAGTTTAAACCAGATCCAAAAGCAATTTGGATAAAGAAAGAATAAAATGGCAAAGTGTTATCAATTGATCGGTGTACCAGGCGCCGGAAAATCTACTTGGGTATCTAACCAAGACTGGGCAGATAACTGCGTTCATATATCCACTGACAAATTTGTGCTAGCCTATGCCATATCTCAAGGTAAGACATATTCAGAAGTGTTTGATGAATATATGCCAACGGCTGTTGACATGATGGTCGCTGAAGTTAACCAAGCACGAGAAGCAGGTAAGGACATTATCTGGGATCAAACTAGTACTTCTGTTAACAGTCGTAAGCGTAAATTCAGGATGTTACCAAATTATGAGCATATTGCTGTAGTGTTTAAGACACCAGAACCAGAAGAACTTGCTCGTCGTTTGGCAAGCCGTCCGGGCAAGAACATTCCAGATCACGTTATGCGTAGCATGATTGATGGTTTTGAAATGCCGACAGAAGATGAAGGCTTTAAGGAAATTTGGTTTGCTGGTTGACAAACTGGTAAAACCACTGTATAATTAATACATACAGAAACACTAAGGAGGGCGACTATGATGGTTATCGTAAAATTTAACGGCAAGTGGGTACACGTTGTTAAGTTCGCCCGCGATGTGAAATTTAGCAACGAACAAGACTGGTTTATGGTTTGCTTCGACTTTGAAAAAGCAAATCGTAAACGTGAACAATTTAAATGGATTCCTGCTTCAACTCGGTTTGAAGCTGTTAAGGAAATCATAGGAGAATAAAATGAAAACTTATGTAACGTCGGATCTGCATTTTGGGCACACAAACATCATGAAGTTCTGCCCATTAACACGGGCACGTTACAAAGATGTTTCGTCAATGAATGAACTGATGATCAAGGAGTGGAACGAAATTGTCGAGCCAGGGGATTTAGTTTACATCTTAGGCGATGTAGCATTTATGTCAGGCAGTGATGCTGGGCGTATTATGAGTCGCTTGAATGGGGACAAGATCTTAATCGAAGGTAACCATGACCGTAAGACATTGATGGATGCAACATTCCGTAAGTCTTTCAAGGAAGTACACAAGTACTTGTGGTTAACTTATGAAGGTACTCAAGTAGTTATGTTCCACTACCCAATCGCAGAATGGGATCAAATGCACAGAGGTTCTGTTCACTTCCACGGTCACCTACATGGTAATACTAGTGGAATGGAAGAATTCCGATGTGTTGATGTTGGAATGGATGCAACAGGCTTTATTGTTATTTCGATGGAAGATGCTATTCGAAAAGCAATGAAGGGAAAGATCAAGGGACATCATGTTTAAGGATGAATTGAAGGAGTACGTAAATTCTAGTAACCTAGTTAACATGAAGGAAGCTGGGGATGGTCTTTACGTATTGAAGTACAAGAAGAAAGTGTTCTACGATAACCTATGGAACGACTATATAGCCGAATGCCGTGGGACTATTGTAGATGCTGACTTCAACCTAGTAACATATCCATTTACTAAGATCTATAACTATGGTATCGAAAAGGAAGCACCAGTGCTTGCTCCAGATACTAAGGTTACAGCATATCGTAAAGTCAACGGCTTTATGGTTGCTATGACTTGGTATAATGGCGATGTGTTAGTGTCTACTACAGGTAGCACTGATTCGGACTATGTTGGTTATGCTAAGGAAATGATGCTCAAGCACATGCCATGGGCTAACTGGCAAATGGAACTAAAGTCAGCAGAAGGTATGACCTTGATGTTTGAATGTGTGCATCCAAAAGATCCACACATTGTTCCAGAAGATGCTGGTATGTATTTCTTAGGTTGCCGTGAAAACTCATGGGGCTCTAAGGTAGAGATGTATGGCAATGATATAGCTGATTGGGCACGTGCCTATGCGTTGAGCCATTTAAAGTGTGGATATGCGGAAGCTGTTCATACTACTATTGGCAACCTTGTAGAACACACAAAGAACGTTCGTCATGAAGGTTTTGTATTTTACACCGCAGACAATGTGAGTGCTAAAATCAAAAGCCCTTACTACTTGACTTCAAAGTGGGTTGCACGTAATCCTCGCACAGATAAACTTTTTGATATGAACAACGATATCAAAAAGAATTTAGACGAAGAATACTACCCATTGGTTGACGCGATCCGTGCTAATATAGTACAATATACAGCTATGGACGAGCAAGCTCGCCTAGAGTGGGTACGTAACTATATGGAGACATTGTGAAAGACGAAAGCCATTTACCCGTTGCAGAACAGAGCCTAGTGTTCCGTTTACGCAAGCGGGCAGAAATACGCAGGCAGATTCCAGGTAGGTTAGCAGTTATAGAAGGGAAACCGGATAGGATTGCTAATCTTTTGGACGAAGCCGCAGAC